ATAAGACCCTCGATGAACCTTGCTGACTGGGATGATGACCATGTACTCCATGTCTCCTCTCCACTCCTCGAAAGGAAGTCCCATGTAGCCAGCCGGCGTTGGGTAGAGGTTAATCGTCGTGTACAACCCGAACATATACCCCGGAGTCACCCAGACTGTTGCCAGCAGGTCTCCTTTCACCTGGGCAGGCGTCCACGTAAAGCGCTTAATAAGACCCCACCGATTGCCGATGGAGGCGAAGGCTAGCTCATCATCAGCACTAGCTCCAGCTATCGTCGGGTCAGGGCTAATCTCAGCGCACATCGTAAACGAGGCCGAATCCGCTGCATCATCTCCCTCGTAATGAGCTACGTTGGTGACCGAGCGCGTCGTGATCGGCATCGGTTTCTGCTCAACTGTCTCCCTAGTGAACCCAAACATGCCCATCAACTTGCTGGCTCCATGTGCAATCTTAGATGCGGAGGCTGCGTACGGCCCAATTATAGGAACTGCACTCAGCTTATCTGCCACACTAGCTACTACATCGACCGCCGCATGGGCTTTCTTCGCCTTATGCGCCGTCACCGGTCCTGCTGAAGCACCTACCTTCGCTAGCGCAGCACGCGCGTGCTTTGAGTGGGTTTGCTTTCCTTGGTAGTGAGGAACCACCATCGACACATCAGGCGCATATCTCGCAAACACCTGCATAGTAGCGACGGTAACTCCACCAGGAATCGCCTGCTTGACGGGAGCCAGGCAAGTGATGAAGATAGTCCACATCGTGAAAGTCTCCGCACGAATGCCCGCAATATCTGCATAATCCCACTTGTACAACCACGGGAGCGCCATCTCGACAGTGGGTGAACTCGACATGTCGAGACGCACATAGTGGTCGACTTCAAGGCAGTTATGCGGCTTGAAAGACGTATCTTGCGGAACTCCTCCCTGAGGAACCGCACTAATAACGTACTCACCGTAAGACATACCAGGGGCCGCAGTCACAAACGTGAGGATGAGCGTTCCTCGGATGTACGCAAACGTCGAGGTCTTCTCCATCACGCGGGTGTTGAGATGATAGTCGGCATGAGGGTTAAAATCAGCAACGTACCCAGTGGGATTATTACTGCTGTTGAGCGTATAGGTCCGAATCTCCGTGGGACGCTCGAGGAAGTTCCCCAACTCTGTGGACGGGAACTTCTGCTCCACTCTCTGCGTAAACGCAGTCTGTGAAGTCTTCATTGATGACTCCGAGGTCATCTCGCCCATCTCATGGACGATATTAGTTGTTGGAACGATTGCTTGATCGTTCCGAGCAGGATCTGCGCCTGCTGCTACTATCTTAGGGTCTGACATTTTTCCTTGATAAATGATCCCTGAACCTTCTACTAATCCAGAGGGAGACCAGGGCTCCCAGGCTGAAAAAGTCCCCTCTCGCATCTTCTCTCTCCAATGCTCGAACGGGAAAACTCTCCAGTACGCGTTCTTCTCAACGCCGTACTTAACCGCGACCGCAGTGAACAACGCCAACGCATCACTGTAGTCCTTCTCGCCCCAGTACACCAATTCCCTGAGGACTTCACTCATGCCATTCGCCAGATGGTCAGGACCAGTTAAGATCGAGTCTTTCTTGACGAGGAGCGTACGCGACATCGACTTCTTCGAAAGCCGAGCAACGTACCGGCACAACTCCACATCCCACCGAAACTGACGCTTCAGGAACTCAACCCCGAAGATATCTTTTCGTGAGATCTTACTCAACTTCCCACCGTCGGTCACTACCATACCCGTGGCCTCCAGGAAAGCTTCCTCCACGTCATAACGGATCTCCGTCGGTCGCGCCCAAAGAAGATCATCACCATACGTCGCGATGCTGTTCTTCCTCCGGAAGTCGAGATACTCTCTCAACGCCAGTGTGGGAAATGGCCGCTCAAGGAAGTTCTCGACGAACTCCTTAATCAACTCATCAGGAATAGCACTGACATCACGCTCTCGAGAGTAGTACACTTGACGAGTTGCTAAGCTCATCCGTATC